AGACTCTTCTAATAATATAGGACTATTTTATAAAAAAGGAAACATAGTATTTTCAATAGGAACAGAATCTATAGAGTACACCGTTCCTTTTTTAAAAAAATCCTTACATATAGTTGGGGTATATAGTAAAAATAAAATTATACTGTATATAGATGGAAAAATAGAAGCAGAAAAAGATCTGTCTAACTTTTCTTTTTCAAATGAATCTATCACAATGAAGTCAGGACCAGTTAATAATAGTTTAGACCATATGCTCTTAAATTGTGTATCTTTTTATAGAAACTCTTTGACTAAAGATCAAATTTTATTGCATTACTTAGATAATAAATCTTTAAGTGCTACTCAAATAGTATACCCAGACCAGGGTAATTTTTTTGAACTTAATGATAAATCAATATCCGCCAAGTACTCCTATTCCTACCCAGCAAACAAATCCTGGCAGTATTTTATTAATGATAATAATTTATACTATAATTCTCAAAAAGAATTTATTGGAGTAGTAAAGGGAGACGGAAACCCCCAGTCTATTGTTATTGAAGATTTTATCACAATCCCAAGCGGCCCAGATATAAACTCTTCAAGAATTGAATGGGACGGGGATAACGGAGTTTCTGTTTCAGTAAGTATCGATGGTCAAGACTATCAATCTTGCGTTAATGGACAACCCATACCTCAGTATTCACTAAGCTCTTTTAGTCAAACAAGAAATTTATATATTAGGGTTTATTTTACAACATCAGACGATAGCGTGTACCTGCCATCCTTAAAATTTTTATCCATAAGCTTTTACAATAATCAAAAAATTTATTCAAAAAATTCCTCTAATTATATAGCAAGCCAGCAAGACATCCCTGTAAGCAATAACAAATATGAAATACTTTCTACAGATAACAGAAACGGCATCAGCTTAAAAAATCTTTCATCGTTTTATATAAATACGACAACCCCAACAAAATCGATAGAGTTTTTTTATACCCCGTATTCTATTCAAAATGGAGGGTTGGTTACATCTGTTGCTACAAGCGGGTACAGTGCAAGTAGCCTTACTTGGTCAAGCAATACAATATCTAAAAGCAATATATCCAAGATATACGTTAATGGGGTAGATAAGACAAGCCAGACTAATATAAATAATTTGTTTTTAAAAGATTCTCTTCACCACGTTGTTATTGTTTTTGAAAATAGCATATATGGAGAAATTTCTATTAATAAATCTAGCGTTTTGGGAGGGCAAAGTCTATACCAGAATGTGGCTATTTATGAGTCAGCCCTGAGTGCTGAAAAGGTTCAGGATCATTTTAATAAATATATATCTTCCCAAGGTACAATTATTGAAGATCAGCTAGCAAAAATGTCAGAACTGTCGGTTGATTATTTTAATTCTGACTGGATAGTGGTACAAAATATTTAAATATCTTTAGGATATGGCAAAAATCTGGACTTTATTTTGAAATAATGGTAAACTTAGGGAACAATGGATATAAAAAACTTTAAACAAACGTCTGTAGAAGAAACAACTCTAGGGATATACGTCTGGGAGATGCCTGACGGAAGATGGGTTGGAGATGATGACGGCAACTATCTTTCAATTACCTCATTAAAAGGAAATAGATCAAGAATTGATGCTCTTGCAAGAGAAGCCAGATCTTATGGAATTTATGAAGGCAGCCCTTTATTTTTATCAAATAGAAGGAAGATAGATGACGAAGAGTTTGAGCATCAAAAACAAAGATTAGAGTGGGGACTCGTTCCAGATGCTTTAGACGTTGGAAACTATAAGGATGAAATGAAAGCGTTAAGACAAGGAAAAAGCAAATGATAGAGTTCTTAAACGAAGATAATGGTTTTGTTCAGAACATAGATATTTCAGACTCATCAGATTTTTCTAGATTTCATAACAAGGCTCCCGTTCTAGACAGCGACCCATTTAATATAACAGAGTCAGAATTAAAAAAGGTTCAAGGTTTGGGCAATAACTTTCGTAGAAAAATGTCTAGAGAGTTATCAAAAAGATTTGTTGGTCAAGACGGAACAGCCACACAGCAAAATCTTATGCAGCAAGCAGTTACTGGTTACGCAATGTTTGACTTGGTTGAGCCAACATATAACATGGAATACCTTTCTAAAATTTATGAGATTTCTCCATACAACTATGCAGCAATTAACGCAAAGGTTGCTAACATTGTTGGGCTTGGGTATACTTTTATTGAGACAAAAAAAGCAAATGATGCTTTAGATAATATCGAAGATCAAAAGCAATTAGATAGAGCTCGAAAGAAGTTAAATAAGCTTAGACAAGATTTAGATACTTGGCTAGAAGAGACCAACGAAGAAGAAACTTTTACAGAAACTTTAATAAAAGCCTATATTGACCTAGAGGCAACTGGAAATGGATTTATTGAAATAGGAAGAACGGTTGCAGGTAACATTGGATACATAGGACATATACCAGCAAAGACCATGCGTGTTCGTAGACTAAGAGACGGATTCATTCAGCTTCTTTATGGAAAAGCAGTGTTCTTTAGAAACTTTGCAGATTTAGAAACACCAAATCCTATTGCAGATGGATCAGATAGACCAAATGAAATTATTCATTTAAAGAAATACACACCAATGAACAATTATTATGGATTGCCAGATATTGTTTCTGCACAAAACGCAACGGCAGGAAATGAATTTGCTGGTAAGTATAATTTAGACTATTTTGAAAACAAAGCCGTACCTAGATATATTATTACCGTTAAGGGAGCCAAGCTCTCTCCAGAGTCAGAGCGTAAACTTTTAGAATTTTTCCAAGTTGGATTAAAAGGAAAAAATCATAGGTCTTTGTATGTCCCACTTCCAGCAGATAGCCCAGATTCAAAAGTTGAATTTAAAATGGAGCCAATTGAAGCTGGAACCCAGGAATCATCATTTAACGTGTATCGTAAGTCCAACAGAGACGAAATTCTTTTAGCCCACAGAGTTCCAATAAATAAAATAGGAGTTCCAGAAGGAATTAGCTTAGCCTCTGCAAGAGACGCAGATAAAATGTTTAAGGAGCAGGTGTGTAGACCAGCACAAGACATTTTAGAGAAAAAATTAAATAGAATTATATTAGAAAAAACAGATGCGGTAATGCTAAAGTTTAATGAATTAACTTTAACAGACGAAGACACCCAGTCTAAAATTGATGAAAGATATTTAAGAATGCAGGTAATTACCCCTAACGAAGTTAGAATTAGGAAGGGAATGGTTCCTCGAGATGGCGGGGATCAGGTTGTAGATTTAAAAGCTCAGGAGAAATCTGAGCAAACCGCACAAGCCCTAAATTCTAGAAAAAGAACTCAGGAAAGATCTGCCAATTCACCAGATAATTCTGGGGAGGGCAGAAATGAAAAAGGTGGGGGAAGAGTCACCGAATAATTATTAGGCAACCAGTATTTGCCTTATATACAATACCGTTATAAAATTAGGCATATGAATATTGAAAAATCTTATTGGTCCAGCAATGGAGATAATATTAGCCTATCGGTCCCTTTTACAAAGGTTGATCGAGAAAAAAGAACCGTCTCTGGTTTTGCTACTTTAGACAACGTAGATCAAACAGGAGATGTAGTTACAGCAGAAGCAAGCATGAGAGCTTTTGAAAGATTCCGTGGCAACATTAGAGAGATGCATGGTCCTAACGCTGTAGGCAAAATGGTTTCTTTTAAACCAGAAACATTTTATGATCCAAAGTCAAATGATTTTTATAGTGGAGTATATGTAGATGCATACATTTCAAAAGGCGCACAAGATACATGGGAAAAAATTCTAGACGGAACACTTGCAGGATTTTCAATTGGTGGAAAGATTAAAGAGTCTGACAATCAAGTAAACAAAGCAACTGGGCAAACAGTTAGATTTATTAAAGAGTATGCTTTGATGGAGCTGTCAGTAGTAGATTCCCCAGCAAACGAATTATGTAATATTCTATCTATTGAAAAAATGAATGGACAATTAATTTTTAAAGGAATTTCTACAAACTTAAAAACAGAAAATATTTTTTATTGTGAAGACAGCGACTCTGTATTTATGTCAACAGACGCTGAATTCAATTCACCAATAACTGGCAAGCAAGCAAGTTTAATTGGCTGGGTAGAAACTGATGATATAAACAAAGCAAAAGAAATAGAAAAGATTCTTGCTTCATTTAAGAAGTCAAGATTAACGTTGCCTGAAACACAAACAATCGCAAAACAGGCAAACGCACAAGGAGGTAATGAAGTGTCAGAAAACACAGAAACCGCAGTGGTTGAAGAAACCGCAGCAGTAGAAGTAGAAGTTGTTGCAGAAGCAACAATTGAAAAAGCTATTACAGAAGACGTATTAGCAGATGCTTCTGCCGAAATCGTTGAAAAAGCAACAGACATCTCTGATGAGATTGTTGTTGAAAAACCTGATTTTGCAAAAATGTTAGGTGATTTAAAAGGCTTTTTCTCAGAAACTCTAAACAAAGCTTCAGAAGAAAACGCAGCACAAGTTACAACTATTAAAAATGCAGTTGAAATTTTAAGCAAAAGCGTAGAAAGCAAAATTACAGAGTTGGCAGAACAACACTCAGAGCTCAGCAAAACTGTTGAGAACATCAGAAACACGATTGATGGAGTAGAAAAGCGTGTCGATGCAGTAGAATCAGAGACTGCAATTAAGAAGTCCTCAGACCTTGGCGGGTCTAGGGAAGTAAAAGTCCAAAAATCAAAATGGAACGGTTCTTTCCTCGGTTCCGTAAACGAACTAATAAAGTAAGAAATAAGGAGAAATAAAATAATGAGCAATGAAACATTAGAAAAGGCAATCGCAGCTGGTACAACAGCAACAGGTACTTTTGCGTCCACAACTGGTGGTACAGGTACACACGCTGGTTCCGAAAACGGAAACGGTGGTTTACTTAACCCAGAACAGTCAGCTCGCTTCTTAGACTATATGTTCGATGCAACCGTAATTGGAAAAGTCGCACGTACCGTTCGAATGAGAGCAGACACTGCAGAAATTGACCGCATGTCAGTAGGCGAAAAGCTTATGAAACTTGCAACAGAAGGAGATAACACTGCAGAAAACGCAGCAGTTACTTTCTCAAAGATTTCTTTGACAACAAAGAAATTGCGTCTAGACTGGGAGCTTTCAACTGAGTCTCTAGAAGACAACATTGAA